GCCTGTATACTCAAGCATCGAGGTAATAAAATTATCGCACCTGTCAGATACAAAGAGTTTGGGTCTATTCTTCTCCGTCATTGGCTCCGTATCATCCCATGCTAATGCATCATTAATCTTTGCAATACCCGCCTCCACTTCCACGCCTGGTGCGGGTCGCATAACAAAGTCAAGGTTCGCCATAGTGTTAATAATATTACTCTCCCCCTCCTTCTCGCGCACCGTGGCGGCTCCCATACGGGGATCAACTATTCGCTCGAATATATCCTCGCCCTGTTCCAAAGCCTCGAAATGCTCCTTGTATGCGGCATACCCCCATCCTAGCGGACGCTGTGCAGGCCCTGGTTTACCCACGCTCTTGCCCAATCCATTCACATGTGGCAATGCCCATTGACCCATTGATGAATCAGGGAACTCCCGGTACACATAGATCGTGCCATCCTCCAGGACTGCCGCCCATATCGCGACCCAAGGTTTTGATCCACCGGGATCGCATACAAAGTACCGGGTGGATCGTACCGTAGGATCGGCGATGAAGGGGATTCGTTCATGGGGGACAACATTAGTGTCTCTATTAAACTTAGGGAATCTCCCCTCCATCGCCTTGCTTGGAATCCCGTAAAGACGGGCAAGCTTCACTTCCTGCGGTTGTTTGGAGTAGGTTCGGATCAGTTCGTTGTAGTCAACAAAAGGGGACATCTCAGACCAAAAGTAATAAATCCGACAATCAGGCCAATTCATCGACACCTGTTCAACAGGTAACTCTCGACCCATCAATTCGCTATATCTCGACTCCACAGTCTCGGCACCCTTCAATAAACTATTAATCAATGGGGTCCATCCCTGCAAGGTCGTGAAGGTCAACAGTACCCGTCCATGATAGTCCACGGTTCTACCGCCCACCAATGTCTCGAAGATACTTTCAGGTGCCTCCTCATCCATATGAATACAATGGGCTGACCATCCCTCGAATATCTGCGGGTCTGCCTGATACTGCCTATAGTTATTAAAAGATATTGTACTCCCCCGTTCCGCACCTGGTGTGGTTGGCGGTAGGATCGCCTTGGCGGAATTAAATCCATTCTTCTGTGTGTACTGCAAGGAATGATTCTCACTCTTCTTCTTTGCCCGCTTATATCTCATGGGTAGTGCTTCCCATATGTACCGTTGGGAGTCTGCAATACTGCGCTCCTCCGATACATGCAAAGAACGAATCTCCGCTTCAGGAATAGTCTGTGCTAAATGCACAAGAAGACGGGAAGCTAGAGTTGTTTTTGAACTCCGATTACCACCAAGCACCACATGGATCTTGTTATCCTTCCAATTATCCATCACCCGCCTCCATCCAGGAAGAGTCCAACCCCATTGGATTGGATCTTCCTTCTCCGACTCCGGTTGGTCCAATATCAAACGGGACAAAGTCTCTGCGCGCTCCTGCGGTAGGGCATCTATCTCCTCGCCTGATAATGCACACGCAAGCTCGCCCTTCTCATACTTCAGATCAGGTATCCACGGAATACCAAAGTGGGCATCTACCTCATCTGCGTAGGTTATCTTAGGCATCTATATCCTTCTCTATGGCGTAAACATAAAACCAAAGATCAAATATCTCCTCCTTTATAGCCTTTATCTTATCCCGTACCTCCATCCGTGATAGTCCTTTCGTGCCATCGGGGTTATGCTCCTTTACTCCTGCTATGAATTTATCCTTTGCCTCAATTAAAAACTCCTCAAGAGCCTCTTCCATTAAGTCTAAATCCCTCATACATACCCCTCCACTATCGTGCAATCCTTTGGATCTATGCGGAAAATTGGTTCTATATCCTGTGGATCGCGGGTTGCTCGCGTCCTGCCTCCCAACTCAAACTTATAGTCCCTGTTAAAATCCCATGTATGAAAACATAATGCATCCTTGCATCTGAAAATCAGAGTAAACTTCTTACCGCTCGTCTCAAATAACTGCTTGGCCGCCTCGATCTTCTTGTACGAAATCATGAACGGATACTGCCCATAGTTAATATTTAAACACTTTAACTCCGCCCATCCGTAGTGGTCACCCTTCTCAATGAGGAAATCCACCTTGTACTTAATAGGATTGAGCTTATGGAACACGCAGTCCCATACCTTGCTCAAAAATCCGCATACCTCCTTCTCGTTATCGAGGTCCTGCTGTGTCTCGTACCTGGGCCTCATCCTCTCGCCTGTATCTCCATTCCCACCACTATCGCTTCTTTGAGCGTTTGGACCGGGATTTGCGCTTCTCCAACGCTGAATCCCTGCGTATCCGTTCCAATGTCTCTTGGTCTAATTTCGATGGTGGGGGACCCAACTTTTTCAAGTCGCACCGTGGTAAGCTTTGAACGGATAGTGGTATTGCTCGCCCATATTTTTTCCAAAAGATCGGATTCCATCCCGGTGGTACTTTCACTTCGCATGACTCGCTTTTGCCTCAATCACCTCGCTGAATAAATCACAGCATCTTCTCTTTAACTCCGCATTCTCCCTCTCCAACTGATCCACCCTCTTCTTCAGTTCCAGGTTCTCCTCGGATAAACGATCCACCCATTGGGGCCAATTCTCAAGCTTCTCCCCTGTTGGCTTATACACATTCACTCCTCCTCTTCCTCCTCGTCATCCACCAACTCGATATCACTATCGAATACGATCACCTGCTCATCATAGTACTCGCGCAATGCCTTCTTGCAGGCATCAATAATACTATCATCAAACAGATCACTCTCCTCTTCCCATCGATGGAAAGTATTTTTTAACTCATGAATTAGTTTTCTTTTTGCGTTCATTTCTAAAATTTAATTCGGCTCGCGCCTTGGGCATCCTGCGTGGAATATCCGTCCTCCAGGTATTTGCCGGACAATCAGGATCTCGTTCCCCCTCGCGGTAGCGTAACTCGCAATTCGACCAAAAATACCGCCATCCACGATTGATCTCCTCCGAACTAAGAAGAGTACCAAACATATAATCCATATCATCCATCACATAAAAATAGAACAACCCTAGCCCACCGAGTGTCGTGGAGGTATCCCTCGTTTTCCTATCGCCTTGCGGCCCAAAACTAGGATTGCTCTGAAAGTTTTTCCCATAAAGTTTTCCACGCTATTTCTGCGGTTTGGGGGACAACGCCGTTGCCGAGGAGTCGTAATCTATCCACGCGGTTGGCAGTTGCGTCCACCCCACAGGCAGACCCATCAACTGCTCCACCCAATTCGGATTGAGCTTCGGTGACCCGTGGTTCTTCCCACTCGTACTGCTCTTCTCCTGGGCGGGCGGGCCAGCGTGTATCTTCGCTTCCTCCGCCAATATCTTGCCCCCCGTTCCGGGCTTGCGACTGCCGGGGTTCCCGGCTCGCGGTGTGGGCCAGGATGAAGCATCGGATGCGTTGGTGAGGCGCGCCTGTTTCCTCCGCACTGAACAATCCCCACTCCGTTCGGTAACCATCTTCCTCCAAATCGGACAGGACTCGCCATAGCCCCATCGTGGTGTGACCTCGGACATTTTCGAAAAAGCACCAAACAGGTCTAATTGCCCGGACATGCTCTCGGATATAGGGCCACAAGTGTCTTGGGTCTTTCTCTCCTTTTCGCTTCCCTGCGCTACTGAATGGCTGACATGGATATCCTCCAATGATGCCACAAATTTTTCCTCGAAAGATTCGTGCAGGGAAGGTTTTAAGATCCGAGTAGATAGGGGCGTTATCCATCCTCCCTTCTTCAATCTTCGCAACCAAGTTGGCTTGGACGAAGGCTTCGATCTCCACATTGCAGACTGTTCGAACATCCACGCCCGCTCGTCTAAGTCCAAGTTCAATCCCTCCGTATCCTGTACAAAAGCTGATAATGTTTTGGGTATTATCCACATCTCCTCCTCCTATTCTTAAATTCAAACTCTCGAGATGCAGGCATCACCCTCGGATCATTCGTCCGATACTTCCGCCCGTGCTCATCAATACTGAGCCGGTTCTGCGACCAAAAGTAAGCCCACGCCCTTTGCATCTCCTCGGTCGATGGAAATAAGCCTTCGTAGCTTATCGTTGGCCTTGGTCCGTTACCATATCGAGCAGGTCCCATCAGTCGGATGTTTTCCTAGGGTCGTATCCCTTGAGGGATCTCCATATCCGACAGACTCCCTTAAAGACCTGCCATGCATCCCTCAGTTCTTCGGGTGAATATTTAATCACCTCATAGCGACCAGGTTCCGTTGAGGAGATATAGCAGTTCGCTCCATGCACCTGCATCTGCTCCACCTGATCCTCACCCCAGTATGTAGCGGCATAGGCGGCTATCTGATGAATCTGAAAATCATAACTGGTTACCTTGACCTTGGGCTTCGTCTTACGGGTCTTCCAATCGACAATAAACTTCTCGTTATTCGCCCCGAGTCCCACAATATCGACAGTACCCGCGAACCCATGTTCCATGTTGACGAGAATCTTTTCTCTTTCGATAAATCGTAATTTATTCTCCTGCTTCCAATCGAAGGCAGGCTGAACATATTCGAGCAAATCATCATCGATAGGATAGCCTTCGAAATACTTTTCGATGGCATCATGTATCCTCGTACCAAAGTCAGCCGCTTCTTCCACAGGTTGCTCATGCAATACTAAGCACTTGTCTGCAAATCCTTCAAAACTCTCGTCCATTTTTGGCGGATTGTCGTATGCTATCCGCAAGAGTTGATCCTGTTTCCAGCGGTCAAGCCCTGGCTTGGCAAACATTCCAAGCAGGGTAGTTACCGATGGTATCAATCTGTGCTTCTTGGCATCTCTCAGGGTAGTGTTTCGTTCGCCACTCCCGTCCGCTCGGGGCATCGTATGGCGAGCCTCACCGGTAGCAGTGTACCAATGGCCACCTCCTCCTCGTTTAGGCTTTGCGGTTAGAATAGCCATGCCATACCTCCCTTCCGACTCGGTATAAAAAATATACCAGGTGGATGGTTCGCTTGATGTAGATCATGTAGCCACCTCCATCTTTTCCATCACTTTCATCAGTTCAGAATCTTTGTAGGAAAGCATCCCTTCGATTCTGTTGACTGAGAACACACAGGCCGCATGATTTCGTTTGAAGATATCGCCCAACTCTTCATAGGTTCGACCTTCCCGAGCTAACCACATGGCTATTTGCCTAACGATTGCCAGCGGATGCTTTCGATCTTTGCCAATTATATCATCCTTGCTGTAGCCGGCATTTTCGACTGCCTTAAAAATGTCTGATAACTCTCTCATGTGATCATGTCGATGACTACTGCGAGCCATCCTATTGCTAGTAAAATTATTGGATTCATATTGTTATGGATTGGGGTAGAGGGTGACCGGCCACACACTAACCGGCCACCCAAGGGTATTATTATGTCTATACACTACTCAGAACGGAACGCTCTGCCCTGAAGAAGGTTGGGAAAACATTTGTGTTTGTGCCGGCTGAACTGTCTGCGGTTGCTCGACTGTGACAGTGGTAGTCGCCTGAGTCGGTTGGGCAGGTTGTACGGGTTGCTGTACAACAGCGGGAGCCGGTTGAGCAGGAGCAGGAGCAGGAGATCCGCCTGGTATCGTAAAGTTCGATGCCTGTGGAACCTGTGCTTCCATTCCAGCCATTACTGGAGTTACCGAGGTAATATCGGAATAGGTTCTGCCCTTCATGGAAGTCTTCTCCACGATGTTAATCATCGCTCCTTTACCTCTTAAAGATTCAGTATCGAATCCTGCACCAGGAGCTGAACCTAACCATGATGTCAGTACGCCTGTCAGTTTTGATTTCTCATGGGCTGAGATTTTCATCTCACCTGTTTGAACCAATTGCCCGTCCTGAGTTCCGAAAAGGAACCGGCAGACATCGAGTGTTTCGATCTGAGAAGGATCTTCGTACTTAGGACGCTGTATGCCGAATGAATCCTTTACCTCCAAGCAGATCGCTAGGTACTGCCCTGGTCTGCATGGTTCGAGCGACCAACCTGTGATCGGTCCTTCTCCGTTAGATGATTGTGTTAATATTGCCATGTTATTCTTTGCTTTCTATTCCCTGTTTTACGAGTGGGAGACTCATTAGGTGTTTAGTAAAAAATGCCGAAGGATTAATACCGCATCGGCGGTTTTAAGAGTGAGTCCCTTTACTTGGGGAAAGAATCGATCCGCATGATCGCGAAGTGCTTTTTTTCGTTTCTGAGAAGTTAAACCTTGCAGGCCACCGAGTCCCTTTTGCCACTCTTGTGGCTTGATCAGAGTCACGGGAACCTGCAAGGCTCTCAACACCCCAACTAAAAACC